TTCTTTCTAGCACAGGATTTGGAGTTTTTAACAGTACGGGTATCATACAAACTCAAACAACAAATGTTGTCCAAGTTAGATATGAACCAACAGAACTCCCACCACCACCAGAGAAAGAAGTAAATATTGAATATGTTTATGTTCCAACTCAATCTACCGAAACTACTACTCCTACTACTGTCACCCCCAGTGTTACTTCAACAACTACAAAAAATGATGTAATATATGTGAATAGTAGGGGAACTGTGTATGGTAAGTATAATCAGGACTTATTAGTTAGTCTTTATTATGGAGATAATCCTAATAATAAAGATATTAAAGATTTGGCTAAAGCTGCTGGTGTAAAAAATTTAAATATTGGTTCCGGTGGAAATATTAGACAAAAGCAAGGTAATAAACTTAGGGATTTTGTTGCAGATAAAAGAGATCTTAATTTAGCTAGTGTAGTATCAATAAAGAGCCCAAAATCATTAGGTGGACAAGGTGCAAAGGTAGGTGATAGGGTTGCCTTACCGATAGCACAACAACTATTGGCAGCAAGCACCGGATCAACGGTACCTAATATTAATGTTAAGCAAACTAACAAAAATAATACTTCCGGCAATAATAAAAAATGTAAGAAAAATGATCCACTTTCTCAAACATTCACTACTGAACCTGGAAATGGATTTTTCTTAACATCAATAGATATATTCTTTGCAACCCAAGATCCGATAGAAAAAGTAACAGTAGAACTGAGAACTGTAGAATTAGGAACACCAACAGACCTTCTTGTTCAAGATTATTCTAGAGTTATATTAGACTCTGAAGATATTGTTGTTTCTGACGATGCTTCTTTGGCAACAAAAGTTACTTTCCCATCCCCAATATATCTTCAAGGTGATACTGAATATGCAATAGTTTTATTATCTCCAACGACAGACAAATATCAAGTTTGGACTGGAACTATGGGTAGAAAAACTATAGAATCCAAAAATTTACCTGATGTTGAAAGCATTGTTATTGGGAGACAATATTTGGGAGGAAGTCTTTTCAAATCTCAAAATGGAACTATTTGGAGTCCAAATCAATATCAAGATATGAAATTTAAGCTCTATAGAGCCAGATTTACATCCCAGAGAGGACAAGCTGTTTTCTATAACCCATCATTACCATTTAGTGATCAACCTCCAATTACCAACCCAGTTACTGTTTTACCAAGAAAACTTAAAGTTGGAATTAGCACAACAAATTCTCTTGGTTCAGTCTTAACAGTTGGTAGAAAAGTTAGTGAAGGCCCAAATATTGGTAATCCTGGTCCATATGGTTATATTGAAAAAGTGGGAGGTCCTTTAGATTCCGGAAGTTCTGGAATATCCATTAATAATATTGGAGTGGGATATTCTTCTGGCACATTTAATAATGTTCCACTATATTCTGTTTTTGGATTAGGTTCTGGAGCACTTGCAAATTTAACATTTGATGGTAGTGGAAATCTTTCTTCAGTTTCAATAGTTTCAACTGCAACTGGAAATGGATACGCAATCGGTGATGTTTTGGGTATAACTACTTCTTCTGTTAGTAAGGGTAGAAATGCTCTCATATCAGTCTCTTCTATAAGTAATAACATTGATACATTATATCTAACAAATGTTCAGGGAGAAGAATTTACTAGCAATTCTAAACTCCTCTATAGAAATAGTGGAGATACTGCATACGTTTTAGCAGGAACTGCTACTATTGTTGGCGGATCGTCTGTCATAAATCCACTTTATGAAGGAAACGTATTTAAAATTTTCCAAAGAAATCATGGAATGCACGGAAACGGAAATAAAGTTTCAATTAGAGATATAGAAGCAGATTCTCCAACTGTTTATTTGACTGCAGATTTTGGAGTAAATGACACTACGTTATTTGTTTCTGATGCCACATCATTTACAACATTTGAAGGTGTATCTGGATCTACTGGTTATATTAAACTTAATAATGAAGTTATGTATTATAATAATGTTGATACTGGTGCTAATACTCTATCGATAGGTACCAGGGCAGTTGATGGAACTTTAATTAGACCTCATTTTTCTGGTAATTTTGTTAGAAAGTATGAAATTGCTAATGTTTCTTTGAGAAAGATTAATAAAACTATAGATTTACCACTTTCATCAACAAATCCAACCTTAAAAAATGCTACAGATCTAGATTTTTATTATGTAGAATTTGATAGAGGCGATAGACTTTCTGGCGATACTCAAATTAGTTTCAGTGCTGAAAAGAATGTTGGCGGATCTATTGCAAAAATATCACAAAATCATCAATATAGTTCAATTACACCACAATTTAACATTATAACTCCAGGAACTGGTACTGCCGTTTATGGATCACTGAGATCAGTAAGTGGAACTAGTGCGGGCGGAAATGAAACTTCGTTCATAGATCAGGGGTTTGAGGATATTCAATTAAATGCAATAAATTATTTAAATACTCCAAGATTAGTTTGTTCTCAAATAAATGAGTCTACAAACTTAACTAGTTTACCGAAGAATAAATCAGTTTCTATTAATATTGTGATGGAAAGATCTGAAAATGATTTTTATCTGTCACCAGTAATAGATCTTCAAACTGCATATATGACTTTTGGTAGAAATAGATTAAATAACCCCGTTTCAGATTATGTGTCTGATAGTAGAGTTAATCTAAATTATGGAGATCCTCATAGTTCAATCTATATTTCTAATAGAATTGATCTAAAACAAACTGCATCTAGTTTAAAAGTTTTAGTCTCTGCTTGTAGACCATATGGGTCCGACTTTAGAGTTCTTTATAAATTATTTAAACCAGATTTAATTGGAGTTGATCCTTCATATGTTCTTTTCCCAGGATACACTAATCTTAGAGATACGGACGGTGATGGTTTTGGAGATGTAGTTATTGATCAATATTTAAATGATGGTCTTCCAGATGCTAAAGTTGGTGAGAGTGCTGATGGAGAATTTTTAGAATATCAATTTACTGCAGATAATTTAGATCCATTTACTGGATTTGTAATTAAAATAGTAATGTCTTCTACAAATGAATCATCTAATATTAGATATAAAGACCTTAGAGTAATTGCATTGGCATAATATGATACCAGTAGAAGGGAACAAAAATTTATTTAGAGATGAAAATAGCGGTGCTATTGTAAACATTGATACGATAGGTCATTCTCAATATATTAAAATGAGAGAGGACAAAAAAAAGCAAAGAGAAGAAATTGACCAACTAAAAGATGATATTAAAGAAATAAAATTATTACTAAAGGAGATTATAAATGGATCCAAGTGAAATTGAATTACATTCTATAGATACTTTATTTGAATATGAAAAACACGTTAGAGTGATTGATAAGTTAGATTTAGATGAATTAAAACTTTTTGCTAAATTATACTATCGTTTATATTTGAAGCAACAAGAGACTATAAAAAATCTTGGAGTTATTTGAATATAAATATTTTTTGGTTAGTCTATAGTTTCGTAAATGGCAGCAACATATGTAGCCAATCTTGTTATTAATCAAAATGCAGATTTTTCTGAAATTTTTAATCTTGAAGACGTTAATACGGGTTCAGCATTAAATTTAACTGGATATAGTGTTACATCTCAGCTGAGAAAACATTCCGCTAGTTCAAATTATGTATCGTTTAATGCTGAAATTTATAACGAGTTGAATGGTCAAATTAAAGTTGGATTAACAACTACACAAACATCAGGATTAAAACCTGGAAGATATGTTTATGATGTTGTAGTAGTTGACAATGATAGTGTTACAAAAAGAGTTGTTGAAGGGATGGTTTTAGTCAGAGAAGGATCTACAAGATAAGTTATAGAGTAAAACTAGGAGTAGAATATGGCAAAACCTGCATCCAGACAACAACTTATAGATTACTGTCTAAGGCGCCTGGGTGCCCCTGTATTGGAAATTAACGTTGATGATGATCAGATAGACGATTTAGTTGACGATGCCCTCCAGTACTTCCAGGAGCGCCACTTCGATGGCGTTGAAAGGATGTACTTAAAATACAAAATTACTCAGGATGATATTAATAGAGGCAAAGCCTCAGTGCCTAGTGGTCCTGGAATAGTTACAACTACAGCAACATCAACTGCAGGGACGAGTTTTAATTGGTATGAAAGTTCTAATTACATACAAGTACCAGATTCTGTAATAGGAGTTGAAAAAGTTTTTAAATTTGATACTAGTTCAATTTCTGGTGGAATGTTCAGTATTAAGTATCAATTATTCTTAAATGACCTTTATTATTTCAACTCCGTAGAACTACTACAATATTCGATGGTTAAAAGTTATCTGGAAGATATTGATTTTCTTTTAACTACTGATAAGCAAATTAGATTTAATAAAAGACAAGATCGTTTATATTTGGATATTGATTGGGGATCACAAAGAGTAGATAATTTTGTAATTTTAGATTGTTATAGAATTCTAGACCCAAATAATTTTACTGGCGTTTATAATGATAGTTTTTTGAAAAAATATTTAACTGCACTCATCAAAAGGCAATGGGGTCAAAATTTAATCAAATTTAGGGGTGTTAAGCTCCCTGGCGGAATTGAATTAAATGGTAGAGAAATGTATGATGATGCTGAGAGAGAATTGGATAAATTGAAAGAGGTAATGTCTCTAGAACACGAACTTCCACCATATGACTTTATTGGATAATGGCACTCAATCCCTTTTTCTTAAATGGTTCTCCTGGAGAACAAAGATTAATTCAAGATTTAATAAATGAGCAACTTAAAATCTACGGTATAGATGTAACTTATATACCCAGAAAATTTGTTCGGAAAGAAACTATAATTGAAGAAGTTACTTCATCAAAATTTGATGACTCATTTTTACTTGAAGCATACATTAATACATACGAAGGATATGGTGGTTCTGGCGATATATTGACAAAATTTGGAATGAGTTTAAGAGATGAATTAACGTTAATTATATCAAAAGAGAGATTTGAAGATTTCATAAGTCCATTTCTTAATGACATGGAAGATATAGAAATTTCAAATCGCCCAAGGGAAGGAGATTTAGTTTATTTTCCTCTAGGTGGAAGATTGTTTGAAGTTAAATTTGTAGAGCACGAACAACCTTTTTATCAATTAGGAAAAACTTATGTATATGAAATAAAGTGTGAACTCTTTGAATATGAAGATGAAATTATTGATACATCTATTGATGAAATCGATGAAAAGATAGAAAATCAGGGTTATATATCCACATTACAATTAATTGGATATGGATCTACGGCAACTGCAACTGCAGTAATAGGTACAGGG